CTGAGGTGTAGGTTGTAGGCGATTAACATCACACGGGCAATCATATCAATATTTTGTGTGAGAGGTCCAGCTGCCAGCTGGGGCGACAAACTGCCACTAAGTTTCATGCTTTCGGTGATCTCCACATGATTTAAACACAAGTGTATTCAGGGCCACCCTAGTCCCTTTGATCCTTGGCATTCACGGGTGCTAAAACCGCTCACTGGAATACCGTACACAGTTGGATCGTCTTTTTATTATTATTTGAGGTAAGTTAACGTCTGCCCAATTGGTGCTGACGGTGGTCGCCCCGTAACTAAACGAAAGACCTTGGAATCCGTTCCACGTTAATATCTACGACCGAAGAAGTTGGTAACGTTCCAGCCGTACCCAGGGTTACCTTCATGTTCGCATCAGTGGTGGCTAGTATGAGGAACTGCCACATTTGTCGACCATTGGTGTAACCCCATGTTGGTGCGTCGGAGTTGGTATTCAATTGGAAGTAGTTAGTAAGTGTACCGTTGGCGATTGTGGTGGATGGGGCTGTCGACGTAACTGAGCCACCATTCCATACGAAACTAAATAAATAATATGCATCTTTCACGGTGTCAAACTGGATTGACGTGTTGTCTACTACAACGCCCGGAATGTTGCTTTTAGTGATAACAGCTGTTGTTCCTAATGGATTGGAGCTAGACCCTCCACTTCTAACGTAGCGTATGTTACCATGTGCTGCGCCAAGGTCATTATCTGGCACCTTTGCTGTGAAGAACCTAATTCTATAGTGGGCCCACAACTCGCCACAAACAACGGATGTTCCTGGCAAACCGTTGGTTGCGACGACAAGCTGACCGAAGTCGTTAAAACGACGATCGGAGCCAGGAGGAGCTGCTCCCACATAGAACTTGTTTGTGACCATGCGTTTAGGATCACACTCTGCTCCTACCATTATGCTTTTAGAAGGTTTTGCGTCGACACATCCTTCATATTGCAGTAAGGTAGATTTCGACAAAACGACTGGATCATATATATCTGGATTAACATACATCATCACAGATCCTAATGTCGTGTTCGTACTTGACACACTTTCACCTGAGGTAGAAACGTAACGGAACAATAATCCTTCAATCATATAGTACTCAAAATTAGCAGCAATACCAGACAACCATGGAAATAAATCAGGGTCGCTTGGGTTTATATTAAATTGCTCTACTTTAAAAGCACCAGCTGTTGAGGATGAGACTATGTCTCGACAATACTCGCTGTGTTCAAAAACAAAAGTGCCTTTGCCAGCATCGGCGAAGCTAGGTGGTTTCATGGACTGGCCCATTAATGAATTCTTACTTATATCTGTGATATTTTCAGAAATGGCATAGTCACCCTTTCCAAAAATCTTAGCAAATGTAGATTCAGCGAATTTCTGTAATCCATGCCCTATCTGCGCTCCTATTGACATTGGTTGTTGAACATATATTGTCTTTGTCTTTGATTTCGAACTAGATTTGGACGATTTCTTAGCACTTCGTCCGGATTTTGTTTTACGTTTAGTTTTAGCCATGTATTGGATTCGCGTGGCTAAAGCGCGGACTGTCCATCACAAGCCAACCCTCCAGGGTGGAAGGTCCGTGCAGTCTCTTGGCATTCTGTTTAGCACTGTAACAGTTTTGGCCAATTACGACTTGTGACCCAATGGGATAGTGATACTACTTACGATTCCGTCAACCGTGTGGTTCTCCACAAACGAGGACACCACGTATCAAACGTGATGGTGTTTTAACGACTTTAGACCGGTAGTCACCTGTCTGCTACCGGCGGAACATCGGATTATATTTCACTACACATGATGCCACCAACGTGTACATCAAGAGGAACCCGATGACTGATATCTATCACAATAGAGTCAAATTGTTGTTCCAGCAACAATTGTTCTCTCGGTGAGAAAGCAAATGCAATATCAAAATCTGCCCTGGACTGCTCAGTTATTACATTTGTTTTCGCCTCAACACCCTTAGCAAACGCTATCTTATGTTCGTCCGTATCTAAATATTTTTGCAAGCGACGCTGTCTTCTGGGATCAGCAATCTGATTTGAATTACGGATATAAGCACCATAGTAGCTTTGCATCATGGGTATGGATTTGTTCAAAATGGAACCACCTACTCCAACAGCTTCCATCCACGCTAGCGCTTCGAGATCGTTGGGTAGATCCTTAATACAGACACCATCCTTGGCCATACAACGTCGCGGGTCGCGAACCATGATCCACTGACCATCACCATTACGGACTGGTGACGCCTGACAGAACTTGATTCGTCTTACATCCCACGCAACGCCATCGAGAGACATGGTGAAACCACGGTCTTTAAACCACGGCCCCATGTTGTTCTCCACGGTGTCTATATGTTTGGATTCAACGATGATGCCGCTATCGTCACCATCGTTGATTAGTTGGAAATTGGTAATATTCAAATGATGCATGTATTCATATATTAAGCCACACATAATCAGTATGTTTCCTAAGGACGTATTCATATCCCCGGACATTCTACAACCCCTGGATTTGTACTTGATAAACCCATCTTTAGCGGTTGCTACTCCACTATTAATAAGTTGCATATCAAGCAGGTTCTCTAATTTGTCACGATCACCAGCATGGAAATACTTGTAGTACCTCTCGTGCTCCCATTCCAAGGCTTCTAAACTGACATGTTGGTCGAATCGCTTGGCGTCGACCATTATGCATACAGCATCATTGCCAACCATGTTCCATTTTTGAACAATTTGTTCGGCTCGATCCACTGCATTCAATCCTTTCATCACAGTGTGGATGTGTTTATACTGAGGATTGAACACGTGGTTTATCCGAGCAATAATTATTTTTTCGAGTGGTTTGATGTAACGACCCAACTCGAGGCAGTACTCAACTGATCTCGGTTGTATCAACCTCATAACCAAATCGTCAAAATCCTTATTGCTTGTATCCCACACAACCTTCTCGAATTTCCCGAAAGCCTTAATTCTGCCGTCTTTTGCGTTTATCTTACGCGTCGCTAGGTTATATTTAGCTCTCTCATACGCCTTCCGTTTTGAGCCCTTGTAAGTCTCTATGACCTGATCTTGCGACCAAGGGGTCAGGTAATTCGTATAAGAGGTATCAAACCGAGCGGTAAACGCTGGCACCAGTTCTTGGAAGTCAAACGAAATGGGTTGCGGAGGTTTAACAAGAACACCATTAATTTTAACATGTTTGACTCGCTCGTCAATTGCACGAGCGACATTGTGAATGCTAGGGCGAAACACAACGACTGGGATTTCATTAAGTAGTTTTGGGAATTTATCGATTGGGCGATAACAGGAAGCTTTTGCATTGGCCCGTCTGTCGTAGTTCACCACGCAGAGAATCGGAGCTTGCCTTGATCCGCTCTCATCCATAACGACAGATGCCCTCCCAACTCATAGTTGGATAGGATTGTTGTCACGTGGTTGTTTTCGTTCCATAAAAAACAATGCACAGACAAAATCTTCTATCCAAAAATAAGCGGAGTCCACAAAATACTTCTTTCTCTTTTTAACGTTTTCATCGTCATCTATTGCCTTAACGGCACACTCAGAGATTGTCGGTATTTTGTAAAGAGCAATGGCAAGGTTGGTTGCTTCAGCCCAGTCGTGTCGACGGACGTCCGTGAACCATTTCTTGCGTCTCAATTCTTTGTACATGATGTTACACTCTGCACTAAGTATCATGTCCAGACCAGTTTGCGCTCTGTATACAACTGGTGCCTTTCGAGTTTTCAACTCAGCACAAATGGCTAAAGCAAGGTGCTCACGAGCTTTAATCCTATTAGACACTCGCGGATGTTCAAACTCCCAATCGGCCTCATTAGCCTCACCGATCAGGGCGGGGCCATGGTCAATGCCTAAACCTATGTCGATTAAACAATCGCCGTCAGTTAAGGCCTTACAAGCCATGGACCTCTCCGTGAAAACATCCGTTTGTGTCATACCATGTTGCTGGTTGACAACATTGAACTCATCTGTCTGAGTTTCAATGTGGTTGGCCTGTGCTTCGGCCTCAATGTGAACGTGGTCGAAATCCTCATTCAGAAGGGGTTCCAAATTATCCCAATTATGACCGTCGGCTATATCTTGTGCCTCCTGCCAAAAATCGTAATAATTGTGCATGAACTCATTGACGTTGTCTCGCACCATGCGTTCGACAAACTGTGGTTCAATAGGTTCACCTAACCCTTCGTCTCCGACCATTTCCGCGACCTCCAGTGCGTGCTCAATCATGAAGTTGGCGTTTCCCTCGACATACTCAGTGACAGCTCTTCTGAAAGCCAAGTCTCGATCATCGACGACTTGCAGCCCTGTTTCAGTAGTTGTTGCCACACTTTGAGTTGACGCCTCGTTCTTCACGCATAAATGAATTTGTTCAGCGCGGGTTTTCTCAAGTTCTGCTTGAGCAGCAGCTTTACGTTCAGCTATTGCCTGCTTAGCTTTAGTAATTCTGCCGAAGAAACGCTCGTGGACCTCTTCAATATCATAAGAGTATCCGTCGAGCGCTCTTATGAGCTTACGTGGCGCGCTCAATTCGGAATAGTACTCCATAGTCTTCCATTCCAAATTGTTCATTACTTCTTTGGCTGTCATCCTCAAGAGATGCATTAAAATAACGCAAAACAGGAACCAAACAACCGCAGATACCACACGCAGTAAGCTCGGAAGTCCACCCCCAGGAAGGGTAGACAAAATCATAGAAATGAAGTCAATAACAAAAGATCGTAACCCCGGGTGGCGCAAATCCGCCCAGCCGATCGCCAGTGAGGTAGCAAAGCTCACTTCGGATGCAACGAGAATTACGAGTGCGAATAACATGGCACGTGCCGCCAGCGCTTTTAAGACAAGGCAGAACTCTTTCAATTCCATGAACGGCAGTAGTCTGCAAACCAGCATAC